AGTAATTAATTAAATTAGTTTTATTATTCGCTTGACTTTAAAGACTTTATATGCTATAATAATATTAACAATCAAAATAGAGTCTTATAAAGATAATAATAAAAATAGTTTTATTAATGTGTTGACTTTTTAAGACTTTTCTGGTAGTATTATATTTATGAAAGTGGGAGAAAGAGTTAAAAAATCTTTAAAAGAATTTAAATTTCTTTTAAATAAATTAGTTGACATTGTCAACTATTAAAGAAAGGTAAGGAAAATAATGAAATTGGAATGGATTGAAGAAATTGAAGAAAATGAAGACCTTTATAAATCTTTTATGTCTGACGAAGACTATAAAGAATTTAAAAAGTATTGCAAGAAAACAAAGACTGACTAAGTCTATAAAATAGTTATGATCTTTGACATCTGAATAAAGTTTAATTACTTACAACCATTTTAATTTTCTTGCAAATGGTTTGCAAGATTTAAAAGTAACTAATAAAAATAAGGAGAATAAAGAAATGAGTAATGCTAAAGTAGTTAAGTTCGCTAAAGAGTTCAACAACATTAATGATCTTGTAAGATTATCAAGAGAATATGGTTCTGTTCAGAGTCAATTCACTTGTAAAGTCTTAGAAGATGTTAAAAGACTTGAAACCTTTAAAAGGTTTGCGAAAGAAGTTTACAAGCATGTATGTCTTCAACATAATTGTGAGTCTAAAAAAGACTTGCCAAATGATGATGCTCTTAAACATTATCAAAATACTGCTAAACTTCTTTCAAGAGCTAAAAAAGAGTTAAAGTCTTCCTTAGGTGTTGAAGAACCTAAAAAAGTTACTAAGTCTGCAAGACTTAAAAGTCTTGAGAAGTCTTTGGAGTTCTGCAAAACTTCTTCACAACTTAAAAAGTACATTGAAGACTTAGAAAAGAAATATGAAAAAGCAAAGAATGCTAAATAGTTAGCAAGTCTTAATAGAGTTCGTAAGATCGTAAAGGTCTTGCGAACTTTATTTTTTTACTAATATGATTAATATCTTTAAAAGAAATTAGTTGACAATGTCAACTTTTCAAAATGTACTGTGTGTACTAACAAAAAATACAAACCCAGAAGGGAAAGGAAACAAATGAGTGATAGAATCAAATACGAAAAAAGTTCTTCAGCGTTGCCAGATAGGTACGAAGAAGAAACAGGTGGGTGGGAAGTACAACCTACCTATGTACAATGGCTAGAAAGCAAGGTCAGAGCATACGAAGAGGACAACCTAGACAGGCAGTTGAAGTCTGTGATAGCTAAGAATGAATCGTACTTCAAACGAACAGAGATGCTCATTCACGGTGACTTGCGTGACGCACTAGACGCAGGTTGGGGGGAGTGGATACGATGAGTGATGACTGGAAAGAGTTCGTGTGGCTGTTAGTGGGTTGTGTTCTTATGAGCCTACTAGCAGGTGAGATGTTCGTGTACTTCGTTGAGATGGGGAGATTGATATGAACTCACCACTACTGTTTACAAGCAGAAGCAACAAACGAGATACAAGAGACAAGCATCTACTGGAGAAGTATCCAGATATAGAGAACGAAGCAGAACGGTATTTAACTGTGGACTGCAAGGACTTGATTACTTACAAGACCAAAATAAAAAAGGAACACGGTGAGGAGTACCTCCGAGCTGTGGAAGTATACGCACTTAACATCTAACCAGAAGGGAAACTAATGAAATGTGTGTAGCAATAATCAAACCCGAAGGTGTAGCATTGCCTTCGGATGAAGTACTAGAGAGGTGCTTCATTCACAATCCAGATGGTGCAGGTATTGCTGTGCCATCTGTGGGAGGGGCTGAAATATCCAAGGGGTATTTCGACTTCGATCAGTACTTGGAAGCTGTCAAAAGCATGGTGACTACCAAGAAACTAGCGTTCCTTCACATGAGGATAGCTACGCTTGGTCAAGTGGATGAGGGTAACTGTCATCCGTTTCCATTGTGTGATGACTACGAACTAATGAGGAACATGGAACTAGTACAGGTAGGTACTGTGATGATGCACAATGGTACGTTCGATATGGACAACGAGGTAGACTCTGTGTCCGATACGATGACCTTTGCAAAAGCTGTGTACACATCGGGACTAGATCCTTTCAAGGACTCCAGTAGGTTCTTGATAGATCAGATCGCACATCCTTGCAGGGTGGCTTTCATGCGTGGTGAGCATTGGACTACATTCGGTAAGTGGGAGACAAAGGACGGCTGTATGTTTTCCAATGACTCCTTCAGGAGACCTGTGTACCCAAAAGCTCATATGCACTCTCGAACATGGAGTACTGGGGCTGGCACTTGGACTAGTAAAGACGGGTACAAGTTGTACTCTAAAGACTATCTAGAGCCAGAGCAGATAGAGCAGGTTGCTCTTGGCTATGATCCTCTTGATGGGAGTGTGTTAACAGATAACCACAGAGGCACATCTAGTAAGTACGACTATAGTGTCATTGTAAAGTGGCTCAACGAGGCTGACGATAGGGAGTTGCGATTGTCAGGTGTAGATAAGGAAACTATAAAGTACTGTCAAGAGTACAGAAAGGTGAAACAAAATGGAATCATCAAGTAAGAAAGCTATTAGGAATGTCCTAAGCTATCTTCATCATCACTCTGAGTTCAGAGGTGAGTGTAGGCTAACGCTTAGAGACCAGAAGTATCTTACCTTAGTTAGAAAGTGGACTGGATGGTCAAGGTATATATACGACTTAGCAGGTCAACGTATCTTTGTGAAAGGTGCGGAAATCCACGGTCATCTTAGAGGTAGGCTACCATTGCAGTCGTCGGATACTACAATCAATGAGAGCGTTGATTCTATCATGCTTCTGTCACTAGACGAAACACTGCTATGTGTGGAAACTGAGGAGGGAGGCTATACTGCTCGTTTACCGCTAGAGTGGTTCGAAGAAACGTATGAGTACTGTTACGAAAATGTTTCACAGTATTGGATCTGTGATGGCTCAAGGGACATAGTCGCTGGTCACAGATGGGAGGCTCCTCTCATCAATGGTCACAGGTACTGTCAGGATCACTTGGATAGGTACTTCGTACATTGCGTAGAATCAGGTGAATACGATGACAGTCGAGAGATGGTAAAGACTCCAAGAGGTTGGATGACTAGACTAGCTGTGCAAACATCAGAGTTCAGAACCTGTAATAGTTGTGGTAACTTAGCACACGAGAGCTTGTACATATCCTTGTGCAACTCTTGTGGTGACCAACAACAATATGATGCTGACAATAGGAGTTATTCTTCAGAGTATCACTCATGTTATCATTGGAAGAAGCATATCTTGGATGACGAGGATGAAGATGTTGTCCTGTACGGCTGTGAGATCGAGGTTGACAATGGACAGCGTGAAGATTCGCTTGACCTTGAGGATATTAGAAGTCACGATCTAGTAGCTGACATCCAATCAGATGGTAGCTTGGAGCAAGGTTTCGAGGTTATCACTCATCCTTCTTCTCATGGATACCTGAAGGTACATCTAGGTGACGTAGTACAAGACTCCATGGAGTACATGGATTGTGAGTACGAACACAAAGCTGGCTTTCATGTTCATGTGGGCAGAAGTCATCTAAGTGGTGATGCTTGTAAGAGACTTGACTACTTTGTCCACAGGTACAGAGAAGAAGTAACTCAATTGGCTTATCGTGACAGTGATGAGTGGGCTGGCTTCAACAAGGACATCAATGATAGGTTCGATCTGTTCGGTAAAAGCAACTCAAGATATGAAGCTATCAACTTCAATAACGATAGAACAATAGAGTTCCGTATGTTTGCTCCTCCGCCTACCAAGGGTAGAGTAGATATGTACTTGGACTTTGTGAAGTCTGTGGTAGAATACTGTAGACTCACAACTAACTATCATGTTCAAGAGGAGAATGCTTGGAGGGATTACGTCAAGTATGTGAAAGCCAATAGGCACACCTATGACGTACTAATAAAACATCGGTTGTTCAGAGACCTAATGACAGAAGGAGTATAACAAAATGTGTATAGCAATAGTAAAACCAGCAGGAGCAAACGTTCCTAGCTATGATAGAATACTGAACTCGTGGGAGTCCAACCAAGATGGTGGTGGCTTCGCAGTTCAACGAAAAGGTAAGACTCTCATCAAGTATGAGAAAGGTTACTTCGATATGGATAAGTACTACAACAAGTTAGTAGACACCATTAAACCAGAGGACACAGCATTGATCCACATGAGGATCACTACTCATGGTGGTACGTCTAAAGAATGTTGTCATCCTTTCCCTATCAGCCAGGACTACGACAATATGCGTGAGACTCATGGCAAGTGTAAAAAGATAATGATGCACAACGGAATACTAGGTGGTGCGTTTGGTCAGGTGGACAAGCCTGGAGTGTCAGACACTATGGAGTTGGTCAAGTATCTAGCTAAGGCTAACTTAGATACGTACGGTGAAGGCTTCCAAAGACTTATGGAACCTATCCTAGGGTCAGGTAACAAAGTGGCTGTACTAACAGAAGATGGGTACACACTAGCAGGTAAGGGTTGGATTAAAGAAGACGATGGGTGCTACTACTCTAACGGTACTTACGAGGATTACTACGCTAAGTATTGTGGCTACAATAACAACTTCTCGTTCAAGCCTTCCAAAGCTAAGAAGAAGTCCAATCACTTCAAGAAGAAGACTCTCAACAGAGGATACAACAAGGTGTACAACTACAAGAAAGTGGATGTTACTAGCTTGCCATCACACGACCAAGATGACATACTATCGTCTGTATGTCCTTCGTGCTTGCAATTTATGCCTGACGCTGTGTATGGTGATACGGTTTGTAAGTATTGTAACATTGAATATAATTAAGGAGAATGAAATGAGTTATTATCCAGCAGGTGCTGAGTGTGACCCAAGAGCCCCTTGGAATGAACAAGAGGTTGAGGAAGTTAAGATAGATGCTATAGATGTAGAGATGTGGTTGAAGGATGAGAAGATCACAGAGGTCTACGAGATCATAGCTTCTATAGCTAACAAAGAGTACACAGTAGAAAACTTATTAAAAGATATGAAAGGAGAATAGTATGGACATGGGAATGTATGACCAACAACTAGAGTTGGAAAACCAGTCCATAGAGATAACACTAGATAGGTACAAAAAATCTCTCAAGGAGATGGAGGATAGAGGAAGGTCAGGAGAAACAAAGCCTGTGATACTTTTAATCTCTCGATCAACAGAAGAGTTAGCTAAGGCTATAGAATCATGGATGTACCCTACGGAAAAGAATCGTGGGTGGAACGCAGGTAGAAAAGCTACCACTAGATCAATGATGAAGTCCTTAGATCTCTCACCTTTTGAGATAGCCTTCTGTACCTTGAAGGTAGTGTTTAACTCTGTGGTAAGTGATAAAGGAGACTTCGCTAGGCAGACAGCTATCTGTATGAGCCTGGCGGATACTCTCATTCACGAAGCAAACTACAGGAAGTTTAAGAGAGAGCAACCTAAGATGCTGCGATCTATACAAACTCATGTAGGACACTTGGATACTTATAAGTTCAAGGAGTTAGAGTTCGTAGAGAAAGCTATGGACGAGAAGGGTATCCTCAAGTGTCATCTAGATGCTGAAGATAAACTACGTCTAGGTCACAAGTTACTTGAGTTGTGTATAGAAGTTACAGGAATGTTTGAATCTAAACGAATCAAGCTGAGTAGAAACAGATCACCGTTTGTAGTAATGATAACTAAAGAGATCCAAAAGTTTATAGAAACTAGTGGTGACATCTTAGCTTTCTTCACTCCTACTTACAGACCTATGATAGTTCCTCCTATAAACTGGACAGGACTTTACACAGGAGGTTATCTATCTAATCACCCTAACTGGAAGCCAGACTTCATACGGAGGATGACGATACAACAGAGGGAGATGCTCAAGGAGGAAGACTTAACAAAAGCTATGGAGGCTGTGAATATAGCACAGCAGACCAAGTGGAAGATCAATACAGATGTGTTGGAAGTTATGCAGGATCTGTGGTTTGAAGAAGGTGGCGGAGATGCTGGTCTTCCTAACGCAGACCCAGTACCTTTACCGCCCAGACCTTGGGCTGATATGAGTAAGCAGGAATGGGCAGAATACAAAGAATATAATAAAGAAGAAGTATCTAAGTATTCCAAAGCCTGTGCTGACATCTACACAGAGAACAGAGAGATGACATCTAAACGTCTAGCGTTACTGATGCAGATGGAAATAGCTAAACAGTATAGTGAGTATGATGTGTTCTACTTTCCATGGAATCTAGACTTTAGAGGTAGGATGTATCCCATACCTACTACACTCAACCCACAGTCAAATGATATAGGCAAGGGGTTGTTGCAATTCGCTGATGGTCAACGACTTACAGAGAGAGGGTTGTACTGGTGGAAGGTAGGTTGTGCTAATGCCTTTGGCTTCGACAAGTCAGACTTTGAATCAAGAGTCAAATGGTTCGATGAGAACGAGGAGTGGATAGCTAATGCAGGTAGAGATCCCTACTTTGAGCACGGTTGGAGAGTTGCTGATAACCCATTCCAATTCTTAGCATACTGTATCGAGTACGCTAAAGGTGATGGTATCTCTTACTTACCTGTAAACATGGATGGTACTTGCAACGGCTTACAGCACTTGTCAGCTATGACGCTAGACCCTGTAGGTGGTAAGGCTGTTAACTTACTAGACTCAGACGAACCTCAAGACATCTACACAGAAGTAGCTGAAGAACTTAAAGAGCAACTAAAGGTAGATGACGAAGACGGAGTGAACAGACAATGGTGTCAACTATGGCAAGACAAGATTGATAGGAAGCTAGTTAAGTCAGGTACTATGACTACACCTTATGGGGTGAGTGAGTACGGAATGAAGGATCAGATACTTGACCAGGCTAAGGACAAACTAGAGGGATATACAGTAGACAAGTTTAAAGCCTCTGTATACCTAGCTGAAAAGCTTGGAGAATCCATCAGGAACGTAGTAGTAGGTGCTAGACGTACTATGGACTGGTTTGAAGCTGTCGTTGACGAGAGCCCACAGCAGTTCCTTAGATGGCGTACCCCATTGACAGACTTTCCTGTCATACAAAGCTACCAGAGGAGTAAGAAGAAGAGAGTTAACTTGTTTGTTGGCAGTCAGAGAGTACAGCTACACCTTCAGAAGGCTGTTAACTTACCTGCTGAGGGTAAACAGAAGTCAGGGTTTAGTCCTAACTTCGTACATAGTATTGATGCTTGTATGTTGATGGCTACAATCTCAAGACTTAGAAGTAAGTGTGGGGCTACAGAGTTCTCGTTGATACACGATTCTTATGGCACTCACGCTAATCATGTAGACCATCTACATAAAATATTAAGGGAAGTATTCGTTGAAATATATAGGAATGGCGATATACTTCAAGATATTAAGGAGCAGTTAGGAGCCACTACTGAACCGCCGAAAAATGGCGAGTTAGATGTGACTGAGGTATTGACAAGTAAGTACTTCTTCCATTAACCTGCTCCCTATTAGGGTACTTAAAAGTACCTTTGTAATAGTAATTAAATAATAACTAAACTAAAGTAACTTAAAAGGAGTTATGTAATATGAGTAGTAATATAGTAAGAATGGTAACACCAGTAGGCGTAGGTAAATACGTGTTTATCAACGAACCGCAGACTAAGTTTGATCCTAACGGTATCTATAACGTAAGTCTAGTAATGTCGGCAGAAGACGCTCAACCTTTAGTAGACAAGCTTGAAGAGCAAGTCGAACAAGCACGGACACAAGCAATGGAAACTTGTAAGCCTCAGAAGCGTGATAGTCTGTCACTTAACAAACCGTTCACAAAAGAGTATGATGAATCAGGTGTCGAGACTGGTAACGTAGAGTTAAAGTTTAAGATGTCTGCTAAGTATACAACTCGTGATGGTGAGGTTAGAGAACGTAAGCCAGTAATTGTAGACACTAAGAAGAATCCTGTAACTGAAGTTGTTGGATCAGGTTCTAAGTTAAAGGTAGCTTTCAACGCTCGCCCTTACTATATGCCATCAGCTAACGCTTACGGGGTATCATTATTCCTATCTGCTGTACAGGTAATCGAACTCAATGGTATGGATGTAGCTGACTTCGCTGAAGAAGAAGGTTTCGTTAGTACAGCTATTGCTGAAGAGAAGATCCAAGCAGTAGAGAACGCACCTGATGACTTCTAAAAAGAAGCCAACTAAAGTTAACAGAGGTGACCCAGGTCTTAAACACGGATTCCGTTCGGGCTTGGAGTTCACCTTTGCTAAAGACTTAGAAGAGCAAGGGATACCTTACGAGTATGAAAGTACGGTGGTTAAATACACCAAGCCAGAGTCCTCGCATAGGTATACCCCCGACTTCTCCATTGAAAGTAAAAATGGGAAGACTATTATTATAGAAACCAAAGGACGCTTCGTATCAGCAGATAGGGTAAAACACTTGTTAATCAAGAGACAACACCCAGAGCTTGACATCCGCTTTGTATTTAGTAGATGTAGACAACGGCTCAGTAAAAGGTCTAAGACTACTTACGGAGACTGGTGCGAACGACACGGTTTTATGTACGCAGAAAGTAAAATACCAAAGGAGTGGTTAAATGAATGATGAATACAATCCAGAGGAAGCTTATCATCCTAATCAGGAAGGGTTTGCTTTCGAAACAAAAGATAGCGGAGAACGAATAGAGTTCGAATCAGGTATGAAACGAGATGTTAATACTGGTAAGGCTAGGTTCGATCTCTTGTTGCCTAAGGGTGTACGCTACGAAGAGCAAATGCTCACAAGAGTAGCAGAGCTGATGACCAGAGGAGCCTCTAAGTATGGGGATCGTAACTGGGAAAAAGCTGAAGGTGTAGAGGAAATGAATCGTTTCAAAGAATCTGCATTTAGACATTTCGTACAATGGATGAGTAATGATATGTCAGAGGATCACGCCTCTGCTATTATCTTTAACATCATAGCTTATGAAACAACATTTGTTAAACATTGGAACTCTGATGAGGATCCTAACGAAGAAACAATACAAGACATGGAAAGGTGGTGGCGAGATGCCAATGGGTAAAGGTACATACGGAAATAAAATAGGTCGTCCTTCTAAAGCTGATAAGATGAAGAAGGTTACTAAGAAAAAGACCATGAAGAAAAAGAAGAAGTAAGATGGCTGAGAAAAAGAAAAAAGATTCTCGTTTAGCACGAGCTGGTGTCTCTGGTTACAACAAACCAAAGCGTACTCCTAACCATCCTAAAAAGTCACACGTAGTTGTTGCTAAAGTAGGAGATAAGGTTAAGACTATACGCTTCGGGGAGCAAGGAGCAAAGACAGCAGGGAAACCTAAAGCAGGGGAATCAGCTAAGATGAAGGCAAAGCGTAAGTCCTTCAAAGCTCGACACGGTCGCAACATCTCTAAAGGAAAGATGAGTGCTGCTTATTGGGCGGATAAAGTTAAATGGTAATATGCAGACAAAGTTATTCAGTTTCATAGAATCTGTTACTAATATATTGGTGGGGTATACTATCAATTTAACAGCACAGGTTCTGATTTTTCCTTTGTTTAATATTTACATCAGCTTAGATAGTAATATTAAAATAGGATTAATCTTTACTGTTATATCTCTGTGTCGTAGTTATATTATCAGAAGGTTGTTTAACTAAAAAAAGGAAATTAATATGGAGGATATGGATATACAAGGAGCGTTGCAAACACACCTACCCTGTGAAGATTGTGGGAGTAGTGATGCGTTAGCTAGATACGCTAATGGAACATATTGTTTCTCATGTAAAACCTATCACAAGGAAGATAATGAAGAAGGAGCAGTAGTAATGAAGGTAAAACAAAGGATAGAGTTCATAGATGGAAAGTACCAAGCACTCGGTAAAAGAGGAATCACAGAAGAAACCTGTAGGAAGTTTCACTACAAAGTTGGAACTTGGAACGGACACCCATGTCATCTTGCGAGTTATTACAAGAATGGGACAGAAGTTGCACAGCATATACGAACACCTGATAAGCAGTTTCCTTGGGCAGGTTCTACTGATTCTCTGGAATTGTTCGGACAGCACCTATGGAAAGCACAAGGTGAAAATCCTAGGCTTATTATTACCGAGGGGGAAATCGATGCTATGTCGATTAGCCAAGTATTTAACAACAAATGGGCTGTCGTTAGCGTCCCTAACGGTGCTTCATCGGTTGGTAAGTACCTCAGGCAGAACCTCGAATTTATTGAATCGTTCGATGATATTGTCTTGGCTTTCGACGATGACGCCCCAGGACAAGAAGCAACTGAGGAAGCGGTTGGGATTATTAGCGTTGGTAAGCTACGAGTGCTCCAGTATCCAGACGGCTTCAAGGATGCGAACGATATGCTTGCTAGTGGAAAGGGAGGTCAACTTGTTGCAGGAATCTTCCAGGCTAGACACTATAGACCAGATGGAATCTTGTCAGGAAAAGAACTATGGGGATTCGTATCTCAACCAGTCACAGACGGAATCTCAATTCCATACCCCGAACTTAGTCACATGTTACGAGGACTACAAAAGGGAGTATACATGTTTACAGCAGGGTCAGGGGCAGGTAAGTCAACGCTTGTACATGAGATAGGCTATCACATTATGCAGGAGCACCAAGAGAAGATAGGTGTTATAGCTTTAGAAGATAGCACACAGAAAACTTCTCTTCGTTATCCAAGCTTGTATCTTAACAAGCGTTTAGAGTTAGATCCTGTAGAGCCAGAGATTCTTCGTGATGCTTACGAGAAGACAATCAACAATGACTTGTTCTACTTGTACGATCACTTCGGATCACTTGACAGCGACAACCTAATGAACAAGATTAGGTTTATGATAGTATCCTTAGGATGTAAGTACATAATCTTAGATCACTTATCTATTGTGATTAGTGGGATGCAGACTGGTGATGAACGTAAGGCTATTGATAGACTGATGACTGACTTACGAAGCTTGGCAGAAGAAACTGGTGCGTGTCTGTTATGTGTTGTGCATATCAATCGGGCGGGTAACAATGCTAATGAAGGTGGTCAAATATCTCTTCGTGACTTACGAGGCTCTGGTAGTTTAGAACAGTTATCAGATGCAGTAATCGCATTAGAGAGAGACCAACAGTCAGAGGAAGGTAAAAACATCTCAAGAGTTAGGGTATTAAAGAACAGAACTACTGGTGAAGTTGGTGTAGCAGATGTCTTGACATTCAATAAAGATACTGGTAGGTTACTTCCATCGTGGCAGGAAGACTTCGAAGCTTTAGATGGAAAGGACTTTGATGAAGTTAGTATTTGATATAGAAGCTGACGCATTACAATTAGACGCTACAAAGATTCATTGCTTTGTAGCCTCTGATTTACTTTCAGGTCAAAGCTATGCATTACATACACAGGAGGAATACGATGAGTTTTATGCAAATACTTTTAACTCTGTTGATTTGTGGATTGGGCACAACATCATTGATTATGATATGCCTGTACTCGAAAAGATACTAGGTTGGAACTTTAGTGGTAAGAAAGTATTCGATACCTTAACAGCTTCAAAGTTAGCTTTCGGGGATATTAAAGACTCAGATGTATTTCGTGCTAAAGCTAAAGTACTACCACCTAACTTAATGGGTTCGTACAGTCTCAAAGCTTTTGGTTACAGACTAGGCGAACACAAGGCTGAGTATGCAGGAGGTTGGGAAGAATACTCTGACGAGATGTTAGATTATTGTAAACAAGATGTACAAGTAACAGCTAACCTATACAGAAAGATAGTAGAGCGTGGGGTTTCAAACCAAGCTCTAGACATCGAGCAAGATGTAAGACGTATCACATCTAGACAAAGTAGATACGGTTGGCAGTTTGCCTGGAAAGCTGCTGAACAATTGTACGCTGAGTTGACAGTTAATAGATTAGATATTGAGAATGAAGTAAGTAAATACTTTCCAGACTTTGTAGACTATAAGGAGTTTATCCCCAAGGTTAATAACCAATCCAGAGGCTATGTCAAAGGAGTTCCTTTTACTAAGGAGATTGTGACTAAGTTCAACTGTGGATCTAGACAGCATATAGCTAGAGGATTAATAGAGCAGTACGGATGGGAACCTACGGAGTTTACTGAGACTGGTATCCCTAAGATTAATGAGGGTATTCTAAAGTCTTTGGAGTACGAAGGTGCTAAGAAGTTAGGAGACTACTTTGTAATACAAAAGACTCTTGGTATGATTGGCGAAGGTAAGAACGCCTGGCTTAAGATGTACAGAGGCGGTAGGATGCACGGACAAGTAGACACCCTAGGTGCTGTTACTGGTCGTATGACACACTCTCGTCCTAACATGAGCCAAGTCCCTGCTTGTTACAGTCCTTATGGTACTGAATGTAGACAGTTATTTATCGCATCCCCTAACAACAGCTTAGTTGGTTGTGATGCTAGTGGCTTAGAGTTGCGTTGTCTTGCACACTACATGGCTAGATATGATGACGGTGACTACGCTGAGATTATATTAAATGGTGATGTGCATACAGCTAATATGAACGCCTTAGGTATTAGCGATAGGAATGTTGCTAAGACTTTTATATATGCTTTCTTATATGGAGCTGGTATAGAAAAGATAGCTACTATATTAGGTTGCTCATCAGCAGAAGCTAAAGCTACTAAAGAAAGATTCTTAACTGAGATTCCTGCGTTTGGTGAGTTAATCGACCAAGTAGCTAAGGCTAGTACAAAGGGTTTCTTATATGGACTAGATCGTAGACGTATACCAGTACGCTCTGCTCACAGTGCTTTGAACGCTTTGTTACAATCAGCAGGTGCTGTAGTAATGAAGAAGGGGTTACAACTACTAGCTCCTAAAGTGTATGAGTATCAAGGGGAGTTTGTTGGGAACATACACGATGAGTGGCAGATCGATGTACCTGAGAGTAATGCTGGAAATGTAGGAGAGCTTGCTGTTCAGGCTATTAGAGATGCAGGAGAAGCTTTTGATTTTCTTTGTCCTTTAGATGGCGAGTACAAAATAGGAAGAAATTGGGCGGAGACACACTAATGATGATACCAAAACTAGAAGACCTATCTTATTTAGAATGTATGACTTGTAAGAATTACTTTTTTATACATGAGATAGGAATGGGAATTAACGATCCAAACTTCTGCCCTTATTGTGGGATAGAATTTACAGAAACTAAAAACGGAGGAACACTAAATAATGAGTCTGACTAAATTAAAAATTAAAAAAAGATTAATATATATTAAAGCAATTAGAAAAGTACTAGAGCAAATGTCAGGTACATTTACTCACAAAACTTCTAAACGTAGAGACCTTATTAAAAACATAGTAGAGTTAGTTAATCTACTTGAGCGTGAAATACGTAGGGACATTAAAACAAATGTCAACTAAGGCTTTAATAGATGGGGATATAATTGCTTATAGGTTTGCCTTCATTAACGAGTTTGATATTGACTTTGGAGATGAAGGAGAACCTTCTATCATTACAGTAGCCAGAGCTGAGGAAGCTATGGTTGATGTAGACCATTTTATTAAATGGGTAGTAGAAACCACAGGAGCTGACAAAGCTGTTGTTTGTCTGAGCGGTAAAGATAATTTTAGGTATAAAGTAATGCCTAACTATAAAGATAATAGAAACGCTTCAACAGTTCCTACTTTAGTAGATGTACTAAAGAACTATATGTACCAAGCCTGGGACGCTAAAAGCGAACCTCAGTTAGAAGCTGATGATTTACTTAGTATTCTACAAGATAATAAATCTATTATATGTACAATAGACAAAGACTTGAATCAGGTACAAGGCATGCACTTTAATTGGAACAAAAAGGACTTATATGAAATTGATGAAATACAAGCGTCGCATTTCTTTTGGACTCAAGTACTTATGGGAGACAGTACCGATGGATATAAAGGTTGTCCTAAAATTGGTAAAGTCAAGAGTAAAAGTATTGTTGATGATTTTATCGAAAGACAACTAAGCGAGCCAGAAATTTGGGAAGAAGTAGTAAACATCTACTACACTAACTACCGTAAGTATGTAGACGAAGAAGCTACAGATCAGTTCATAGAAGAACTAGCACTGGCTAATGCTAGAGTAGCACGAATGGTTCAACGTGGTGAATATAATTTTGAAACACAAGAGCTAACTCTCTGGAGTCCAGAGGGTGGATTAATTAACAATAAATTATAAAATAAAGAAGGAGGAAAGTTACCTTTTTAAAATTTCAAATAACTTGTTGAACTAAGAGCCTCTAGCAATAGGGGCTTTTTTGTTAACCTGCTCCCTAATAGGGAAAATAATCCCGAAATATCCTCCTTTATTAGTTTCCTTTAACCCCTTTTTTAGTTACAATCTAACTATTAAAGGGGTTTTTTATATATTATGACAACAATAGAAAAAATAAAAGAGATGAGTGCTGCACAACTTTCTGAGTTTATTCCTAAAGACTTAGAAGAAACTGTAGCTTATTTACAAGTGGTACATCCACTCCGCAATCCTGACTCAAAAGTCTCAGAAAGAGAACTTTGGATAGAAGTTGGGAGACAACAACTAATTGAATTTTTAATTAATACATTAAACAAACACGAGGACATAACAGATGTGTGGACCCAAAAAGACTACGATTAATAACGAAGTCAGAGAACAAGATGTTATGCCAGCTATCGATATGAAAGTAGCAGATATAATGATTGGTAGTACTAATGCAAAAAAACAAGCCAAAAAAGGCAAGGGCATTAAACAACTAGAAGTTACAGAAGTCGGTAAAGCACAACAACTAAATACAAATATAAAGCCAGTATCTAATGATATAGGTTATATTTCAGAAGCTCAAAAAAAAGCTCGTGAAAACACAAGCTCACTAACGATTGGTTAACTATGATAGATAGACAGGAACGAGGAATACTTACTCCCGAAAATGTAGCTGAACACAAAGGTAAAGCAGCGAAGCACTATGCTTCTATGGCTACTAAACGTCATACAATCTTGGATAGAGCTAGACGATGTGCTCAACTTACTTTGCCTGCAATTTTAACACCTTCAGAGAATAACGAGTATGATGTACTTACTACTCCTTATCAGTCTTTAGGAGCAAGAGGAGTAAATACTCTAGCATCTAAACTACTATTAGCTTTATTCCCACCTAATACACCTTTCTTTAAAATGAGTATTAGTGATAAAGAAGCTATGGATTTACAACAACAGGCTAAACAACTAGGACTATCACAAGGTAAATCATTTCTTTCAAGCTTAGAAGAAGCCTTGACTAGGTACGAGCGTATAGTTACCCGTGAAGCTGAAAAAGATAGCTTACGTGTTCAGTTGTTTGATGCTCTAAAACTTTGTGTAGCAACAGGTAACGCATTATTGTACGTACCTAAAAAAGGTGATGTAAAAGTTTTTGCTCTAGATAAGTTTGTAATAGAACGAGATTTAGCAGGTAATCCAATACGATGGATTGTTAGCGAAACTATATCACCTAAAGCACTAAGTGAAGAAATTCTTTCTACTCTATCTAAAAAAGACCAAGAAAAATCAGAAGTAGATATTTATACTTATGTAGTTCGTGAAGGTAAAGACACTTATCGTGGATGGCAAGAACTTAAAAAAGGCACAGTAATACCAGAAACAGAAGGTACTTACAAAGCTAGTGAACTGCCTTGGATACCTGTTCGTTGGTCATCTATAGCTGGAGAACACTATGGTCGTGGACTAGTAGAAGAATACTTAGGAGACCTTAACTCCTTAGAAGCTATATCTAAAGCTATTGTACAAATGGCTGCAGTATCTTCTAAGATTTTGTTTATGGTTAATCCTAATGGTACTACTAAGGTACGTGACTTAGCTCGTAAAGAGTCAGGTGATTTCGTTGTTGGTAATGTACAAGATGTTAGTACCCTACAGGTTCAAAAAGCAGGGGACTTCCAAGTAGCTTACCAAACAAAAGTAGGGTTAGAGGAAGCATTGTCATCAGCTTTTCTATTAAACGTAGCTGTTAGACGTAACGCTGAACGAGTTACAGCCGCTGAGATTAGATATGTAGCTGCTGACTTAGAGGATAACCTAGGTGGAGAATACTCTGTCTTATCACAGACATTACAGTTACCTCTTATTCGTGCATTAATGGCAAGATACACCACTCAAAACAGACTTCCAAAACTTCCAACAGGGTCAGTAGAACCTACAATTATCGCAGGTTTAGAAGCTCTTGGAAGAGGACATGACTATGGCAAACTTAAACAGTTTGTTGGAGATGTTATGAGTTTACAAGCAGGACAATTTATAAATATGCCCGATTTAGTTTCTCGTATTGGTATTGCCCAAGGCGTAGAGATGGAAGGGTTAGTTAAATCACAAGAACAAATAGCTCAGGAACAACAAGCCGCTGCTCAAGCACAAGCAGAACAAATGCAAATGCAACAGCAGTTGGATACATTAAAAACAATGGGACCCGAGTTAGCTAAACAAATCACTAAAGAAGGATAATAATGTCAGAAGAAACTATGGATACTAGCGGTTTACCTGCAGGAGCTGTCGAAGGCACTACTCCTCCAGGAGAAGTAACAACAATTCCTAACGGAGTTAATATTCCAATGGGAGAAAACACCCCTGTTAATAATGCAGGAGAAAAGATTCTAGGAAAATTCGAAAGCCAAGAAGCTTTAGTAAAAGCATACCAAGAACTAGAAGGAAAACTAGGATCACAAAATGAACAACAAACAGAAACAACTACAGAATCAGACAACAATGAAATTGTTAACGAAGATGGATCGTTTGACATTTCTCAGTACTCCGAGGAGTTTGCTAAAAATGGAAAATTATCCGAAGATAGTTATCAAGAGCTTTCGGAAGTAGGATTCTCAAAAGAAATTGTAGACGCTTACATACAAGGACAAGCTGCCTTAGGAAATCAATGGGGACAGCAAGTCAAAGCTATGGTAGGCTCAGACGAACAGTATCAAGAACTGGTTGATTGGGCTGGATCAGGAGGCGTTGATAACGAATTTATCAAAGCTTACGATGAAGCGATAGGTTCTATGGATTCTAATCGTGCTAAGATGGCTGTTGAAGCTTTGAAGAGCATGTATATGACATCCAATAGTGACCCTAAACTTCTTGACGGAACCACTAATGGTTCTGGAAGCGGTGATGTATATGAAAGTTGGGCTCAAGTAACATCTGATCTCAATGGTAAACTATATCACAGCGACCCCGCTGAACGGGAAAGAGTTCAGCAAAAACTATCAAGATCAAATATTTAATTTTTGGAGCCCTACTTGATAACCCTGAGGGGAAGTTACAGTAGGACAACTTGCGATTGTTATTTATAGATCAATTTAATTATTAATCTCTAAATATAAGGACATTTAAAATGGCTGACAATTATACTACATTTAGCCGTCCAGGTCAGGCTAATAATACTGGCAATACGGACGACTTATTCTTGAAGTTGTTCTCAGGCGAAGTTCTTGCAAGTTTTGATCGTACTACGGTTATGCAAGGTCTCGTTCGGGAACGTACAGTAAGCGGACAGAAGTCTGCTCAATTCCCAATGACTGGTCGTGCATCTGCTGGATACCACTCACCTGGTGAAGAAATTACTCCTGATGCTATCGCTAATAACGAAAAAGTTATTACTATCGATGGCTTGATGTATGCTACTACTTTCGTAGACGACTGGGAAGACATGGTCTCTCACTACGAAGTACGATCAGTATACGCAGGTGAGCTAGGTGCTACACTTGGCTTTAACTACGACAAGCATTTGCTTCGTCGGTTGGTACTTGCTGCTCGTGAAGCCAACGAATTAGTTGGTGCTGATACTACTCAGCTTCCTGCAGTTGCTGGTGATAACACTATCACAGATGATACATTCCAGTTATCAGCAGGAGACACAATTACTGGAGACGCTACTTCAGTCGGTGCTAAAGCACAGGCTATTGCTGATGGCATCTTCGCTGCTCAAGCTAAGTTTGATAATGCTTACGTTCCAGAATCTCAGGAAAAATTCTGTATTCTGCGTCCTAAGGATTATTACGATCTTGTAGCAGGTGTTCAAGATTCTGGATTCTCAGTAATCAATCGTGATTACAACGGAGCAGGATCTTATGCTGACGGTAAAGTATTGAAGATTGGTGGAGTTACTATTCTTAAGAGCCCTAACCTTCCTTCAACTGACGTTCAGCGAAGTGGAGCTGCTTCTGGATTAGATTACTATCACTACGGTGACTTCTCTAAAACAGTTGGTATTGTATTCTCTGCTGACGCTATTGGTGCAGTACGCTTGATGGGTCTTGGAGTTCAAACTGATTATCAGGTTGAGCGTCAAGGTACTTTGATGGTTGCTCGTCAATCAGTAGGTATTGGCACTCTCCGTGCAGAATGTGCGGTTGAGCTGGCTATTGCTTAATTAACTTTAAACCCTCTCTATTAATTTAGGGAGGGTTTTATTTATTTTATAAGGACTATATGAATTTACTACCACAAACAGAACTAGAGGCTGTAAACGTATGTTTGCAAAACATCAACGAGTCCCCTATCAATAGTTTAACTACAGCTTTTGGGGATGCTCTTATCGCACAACAGATGTTGCATGACGTTTCTCGCAGAACTCAATCTATAGGGTTGGTATGTAATACGGATTACGAATATGAACTTACTAGAGACAGTAATAACAATATTGCTTTGCCTACAAATTGCCTTAAAGTTTATGACATAGCAGAAGGAACAGTAGCTGTTAGAGACATAGTACAACGTGGTAATAAGTTGTATGATAGAAAAAATAATACTTATGCTTTCGATAAAAATCTAAAAGTAACTTTAGTTTCTTTCTTAGAATGGGAAGACCTTCCACAAGTAGTTCGTAATTTTATTACAATTAATACTGCTCGTAAATTTGCAGCACAAATAGTAGGCGATATAGACATCTATCAACTTACTCAACAAGATGAACTAGAAGCTCGTTTAGAATTTAAACGTGAACAAGTAGACGTTGAACAAGCAAATCTTTTAAGCGACTCCGAATCAGTATTTGGAGTTATTCACAGATCAAGGGATTATCCTAATTATGGCATCTAAATCATATTTTACAGAACAAGTCACAGGACTTCATAATGGTGTATCTACACTACCAGATCAATTACGTAGAGAAAACCAAGCAGAGGAGCAGATTAATTTTATCTCTGATATTAGCAGAGGTCTTGAAAGTCGTAACGGTACAGAGTATATATCTTCTTTAGACTTTGCTACTAATGTAACTAGTAACTCTTATATTACTAAAATAGACAAAGATACAAGACCTATTACTACTGTTACAGATAAAACTCAAACTTTTGAAGATGATTATATTGTAGTCTTTACTGGAGCAGATGACGCTGAACTTGGTGCTGTAGAAATATATGATAAAAATGGGATTCAACAATCAGTATCAAATCCTAATAACACGTATCTTCACACTGACAACCCTCGTAGAGATATTAGAACAACTTTAATAGAAGACTACTTTATAGTATCTAATGCTAATATAAAAACAGCTATGACTAACGCTTTGTCTCCTAGTGGTGATGAAAGTAAAGTAATTGTATACATTAAACAACTACAACCTACTGCTACTTATCAGATATTTTTAGGTAGTGACAAAGTAGCTGAAAAATCTTTAAACAATGTAAACAACCCTCAAACATTATTAGAGGATTTAAGAGATGACATTAATAATGGATCTAGTGACTTAGATATATCTGCTACATATACAGCTTCAATAGAACACGGTAATTTAATTATTACTAAAAATAGCGGAAGTATTAGAGGAGACGCTTTTACAACAGTAGATACTTATGGAGATACTCTGCTAGGTATTCTAAATGGTAAACTTTCAAGATATAGTGAACTACCCCCTTCTGCTCCTAATGGAACAATCGTTAATATTGTAGGTGTAGATGCCCAAAATGAATTTGCTAACTACTACGTAAAGTATGATTCTTCCGAACACGTTTGGAATGAGACAGTAGCACCTGGTATTTCTACGACTATTGATTCTAGTACAATGCCCCACTTTATTATTAAAACTGATACTACAACTACCAATCCTGCCACTACCTTAGACGATGGTATTGCTAGAGGAGTATTTCAAATTGTACAAGCAGGAGATGCTGGCTTAAGTAATCAACGATCAGCAAGTGCTTTTACAGATAGACTAGTAGGCGATGAGGACTCTAACTCTACCCCTTCATTTATAGGTTCTCCAATTCTTGATTTACTATTTTATAGAAATAGATTAATTTATCTAAGTAAAGACAGTGTAGTAATGTCAGCTTCTAATGATTACTTTAATTTATTTAACGACTCTGCAATTCGTGCATTACCAACAGACCCTATTGATATTTTCTTAGCAACTAACTATTCGGTTAGAGCTAAATTTATGGAGCCTTATCAAACTGGTGTTATTGTTTTCTGTGAAGATCAGCAGTTTGCTATTCATTCTTCAGACAGAACGTTATCTCCTGTAAATGTTAGATTAGAACAAGTTACACAATATCAAACAAACGAAGACGTACATCCAGTATCTATTGGAGACCATGTAGTCTTTGCAGGATCTAAAGGTAATAATGCTGTTATTCGTAGGTTCTCTACTAAATCAGG